GAGCTCGCATCCTCGATCCAGCAGGTCACACCGTCCGCGTCTGCTCTAGGCGTCACGCTTGAAGAACTGTTCAACGTGCAGTCGAGCCTGTCGGGCGTGACCGGCAGCGCGGCTGAGGTCTACACGCAAATGCAGGCCGCGATGACGGGCCTGCTCAAGAAAACTCCTGCACTTGAAAAGGCGTTCAAGAAGACGTTCGGCGGCGAGGGCATCAAGACGGCAAAGGCCGCGATCGGCAAATACGGTCTGCAAGGCACGTTGCAGAAACTCGTGGCGCAGACGGATGGCACGCAGGAATCGCTGACCGACCTGTTTGGCCGTGTCGAGGCCGTGCGTTTCGTTATGTCCGTGACGGGCAATCAGGCCAAGGATTACACCGACAAGCTCAAGCAAATGGGGCAGGTGTCGGGCGAAGTCGACCGCACGGTAGCCAAGCAGACGACGGGCATGGGCGGCAACGCGTTCGCACTCGACAAGGCCAAGGCCGCGGCCGAGGCGCAGCGCATCGAGCTCGGCGACAAGCTCGCGCCGGCATACATCCAACTCGTGAAACTAGGCGGAGACGTTGCCAAGGAATTCGGCGACAAGCTTGGTCCTGTATTCGCAATGACTGCCAACAATATCAAGGCCTTGACCGGCGATGTGGATGGCCTCGGTTTGGCGTTCACCGCAATCAAGGCAATCATAATCGGTGTCGCACAAGTAAGCGACACGGTCTCGACGATTATCGCCGACCTCAGCGATCAGATCATGGCCATCGCCGCCAGTACGGTGCAAATCCTTAGCGGTGTCGGTCTGGCAGCGATGGGCGATTTCCAAGGCGCGGCAAAGACGATCGGCACGGTCGGCAACATCTCGGACGTGGCCAAGCGCAGCACTGCGAATCGAGAAGCCGCGTTCATGGCCCGCACGCAGGCTCGCGAACGGTCGATGTACGGTGATCCGGGCGAAGCCGTACGAAATCGAATGGCGGCTGCAAGTGCAAATGCTGGCGCAGTACAAGGCCAACTCGGCGGTGCGCTGTCGGGCCTGCAATCGTGGGCCGGTCAGGGCATCAACACCAACGTCGGCGGCGTGACAGTCAACGTGACGGTGCCAGCCGGCACCGAAGCGGCGGCGGCGGCGCGCATCGGCGACACGGGTGCCCGATCGATGATGGCGCAATTTGTCCACAGCGTGCAGCGCGGCTTTCCGGTCCAAGGTCCGGCGCAGTAAGGGGGGCACATGGCGAGCGCACCTACCCAATTCGTGCTGCCCAGCGGCGTGACGATTACCCCCGACACCTGCACGGCAACGCAGCAGGCATACACAGCCGAGGCGACGACGCATCCCGTCGAGGACGGGTCGAGTATCGCCGATCACGTCATCCGCAAGCCAGCCGGCTTGTCGTTCACAACGACGTGGACGCCGAGACCGCCTGACGACTCGTACCAGCCGCCGCCCGGCGACGACCGTCCTATGGGCGCTTTTGTGTTCCTGACCGAAACGCTGCAAATGCGTACGCCGATCCGCATCGTGACGGACAGCGTGACGTATGATCCGGTCGTGCTGACATCAGTAACGATGCCGCGCGCGTTCGAGGACGGCGACGGTCGCACAATTTCTGTCGAGGCGCAGGAAATCCAGATTGTCAGCGGCAAGACCGTAAAGGTCCGCGTCAGCAAAGCCAATGGATTCAGGGGCAAAGCGCAGAGAAAAAAGACCAACGTCACACTGACGCGCGGGCAGGCGGCGGCAGAAGCCGCAGCCTCGCTATTTACCGGCAACTTCCTGCGGGCGGCTGGGTTCACCTATATCGCGGTCAAATAAGGGGGCACAGTGGCGGCTTTCATTATCCCGACCGACACCGGACCCGAGACGCAGCCGCAGGTGCTGCGGGCTACGCTTGACGGTCAGGTGTTTCAGTTATTTATCCGATACAACAGCCGCGCAGGGATGTGGCGGCTTGACTTGCAGGACGACGCAGGCACGACTCTCGCGGCGGGCCTAAGCCTGCGCAACTGCGGAATTCCTGCCAACGGCTGCATCCTCGGGCAAAATGGCCTGCCGGCCGGGCTACTGCTCGCGCAGCCTGTGACCGACGCGACGACGGACGCGAACCTCGAGGAACTCGGCGGGCGGGTGCTGCTGACGTATCAGCAGATCGCGGCGGTGTGACATGGCGCAACTGTTCAACCGGCAATGGGCCTTGACGATTGGCGACCGACAGTGGACGGATCTGCGCGTCGTGTTCGAGATCAATCGCAACCTGACGAAACACCCCGACCCGGCGCAAATCACGATCTACAACCTCGCACGCGACACGCGTTCGGGATTTTTTGGCGGGCAGCAAGTGCGGCTGGTCGCGGGTTACGGCGACGCGGCGGGTTTATTGTATGCGGGCACGCTCACGCAGATCACGCCCAACCGCGACGGGCCGGACTACGCGGTGTCGCTGACCTGTCGCGACGGCGATGCGGCCTACCGTGCAACGGTGCGGCAGTCCTATGTGAGCGGAGCGCCGTTGTCGGTCGTCGTGGGGAATCTGGTGTCGGCGATGGGGCTGACGCTCGGCGCAGGCGCAGCGCAGCAGCTCGCAGGCAAGTCCACGCGGGGCGCGGTGGCGCACGTGGGCTATGCCGCAGACAAATTGCAACAATCGCTGTTGCCGTTCGGCTTGCAGTACACGCTCAACGACGGCACCGTGCAAATTATCCCGACCGACGGCACGACCGCCGAGCAGGCGATCCTGCTGTCGCCCGATACCGGGCTGGTCGGCAGCCCCGAGCCGATGGCGGACAAGAAACCGGCGGCGGGCGCCAAGGTCAAACGTTTGCGCCTGACGTCGCTCCTGCAACCCGGATTCATGCCGGGTCGGCGCGTGGCCTTGCAGGGCGTGCAATACGCCGGCGTCTATCGCGTCGATCGACTCATACACAAGGGCGACAGCCGCGGTCAAGATTGGTATAGTGTGGCCGAGTGTAGCCTTGTAGAAGGAGCGACAGTCGGATGATCGGGCCTACGCTAGAAGAGGTGCTAGATCAGGTAGTGACGAGCCGATTGCAGTCGGTCTACACGTCGCTGCCGGGTCGCGTGCTTGCGTTCAGCGAGGCTTCATCGACCTGCGCAGTACAACCCTTCCCCGCGATCTATCAGGACGGCGAGGCGGTCGATCTGCCGACGCTGCACGGCGTGCCGGTCGGCTTCCCCAGCGGCGGCGGCGCCTCGATCACCTACCCGCTACAATCCGGCGACATCGTCTTACTCATGTTTGCCTCGGCACCGCTCGGCCGCTATCGCGAGGAAGGCGCCGAGGGCGACCCGTCCGACGTGCGCCGGTTCGACCTGTCAGATGCGTGGGCGCTACCGCTTGCAGGTGGCAGTCAACCGAGCGCGACGACGGGGCGGCTCGTTGTGACGCAGCCGACGCTCGGCAAGGTGCAGGTGGGCGATGCGCTCGCGACGCCAGCAGCAGCACGCGTCGGCGATCAGATCACGATCACGATGGACACGGTCAACGTCAATCTACTCGTGACCGCAATGGCGCAGATTGCTGCGACCGGCGTGTGCGTGCCTTTCCCGCTGACAGGTCTTATCACGACCGGCAGTAGCATTGTCGAGGTGGCGTAATGGCAACGACAGCATGGCGCGACCTCGCGCTTGACAGCAACGGCGACCTCGTGATCGAGGCCGGCGACTTCAAGCTCTTGCAAGGCACCGACGCGATCGCGCAGGAGTGTCGCACGGCGCTCGGTCTGTTGACCGGCGAATACCCGTTTAACGTCGAACTGGGCACGCGGTGGGATCAACTGCTCAACAGCAAGACCGCGACCGACGCGCAGTTTGCGGCCGAAGTCAAACGCGTTCTAGGCGGTGTGCAGGGTGTCTTGGGCGTGGACAATGTGACCGTGCAGCGTAATACTGTCAACCGCACGGCGACAATCACGGCGACCGTGACGACCGACAGCGGTGCTACGGTTAGGGTGCCGAACGTGCAGATCGGCGTGGGGGTGTGACGTGGCTGGACCTACCTACGGCCCGCAAGGGCTACAGATTCAGACCGCGACCGAAGTGCAAGCCGACCTGTCGGCGTACCTGCAAGGCCAATTCGGCACGACCCTGCAAAGCCTGAACGGCAACACGGTCATCGGGCAACTGGTATCGGCGCTATCGCAGGTGCTTGTCGCGCATCAGGAAGGCATCGACGGCGTCTATCAGTCGCTGCATCTCGACGGCGCGCAGGGCGTCAACCTCGACCGCCTCGTGCAGCTCGTGGGCCTGACGCGCAACGCCGCGACGGCGACCACGGTTACGGTGCAGGTGCACAACGCAGGCGCAATCGCCGCAGTCTTGCCCGCCGGCACCGTCATTCAGCACACGGCGACCGGCGCCCTGTTCTCGACCGTTGCCGCGAGCCTGATCGCCATCGGCGGCACCAACTCAATCGACCTGCGCGCAAATGCCACAGGACCGCTTGATATTACGGCCTTGTCGGCGTGGACGTTTGTCACATCGTTCGTCGGCGTCTCGGGTTGCACGATCGCCAATGCGGCCGGCGGCACGAGCGGCACGGCGCAGGAGTCCGATGCGGATCTACGCCTGCGCGTGCTGTACTCGGCGCACCTGCCGGGCAAGGGCACCGTGCAGGCCATCAAAGCCGCGCTTGCTGATCTCGACGGCGTGACCTATGCCAACGTCTACGAGAATACGAGCGACACAGCCGGCATCACGTCGCCTGTGTCGATCCCGCTCCTGCCCGCGCACAGCTTTGTCGCGGTCACGGTCGGCGGCGCCGCAAGCGACATCGCAAACGTCATCTATGACCAGAAGCCCGCGGGTATCAAGGACTACGGCAGCACGGCGTACACGATCACGAACGCCGAGGGCGATCCCGTCGTCGTGCATTTCGAGGAGGCTACGTCCGCAACGATTACGGTACAGGTGCAATTGACCGGTATCGGTACGACTTACGATACGGCAATCGCCGACGCAATCATTACCTACATCGGCGGCACGCTGTCCACTGGCGCCACCGCACCCGGCCTCGGCGTAGGTGCGACGGTCGTGCTCGCCGGCGTGGCCTGCGCGGCATACGACGCGACGAAAGTCAACGGGTCGTCGAACTGCACGGGCATCCCCGCGATTGCGATTTCGATTTCGCCCGCGCCGCCCGCATCGGCGAATGTCACGTTGCCGTGGAACCAGTACCCAGTCACCTCGGCAGTAAACATCACGATCACGCACTAAGGGGGGCAAAGTGGCAGACATCGATCCGCTTGCAGGCCCAGCCGAGGCCGTCGCTACCCTGCCGAGCGAATTTGTCGATCAGCCCAACATTGTGGGGCTGTGGTCGGCGCTCGCCGGTCCGATCACGGACTACGAAGACGCGCTGGTCTGGATCGAGTACGCTTACAGCCTTGAGCAAGGCGCAGGCGTGCAGCTCGATTATATCGGGCAACTGCTCAACCAGCCGCGCCTCGGCGGTCCGTACCCCGGCGGCGAGCCCGACGCGGTCTATGTGCTCAAGCTCCGCGCCGCCATCCTGCGCAATCGCTCGATGGGCAGCGCGCCGGAACTTATGGCCATCTTTGCGGCGCTGCTCGGCGATAACTACGTGGGATCGCAGATCTTCGATACCCCTCCGGCCGCATTCGTCGCGGCGATCTGGATCAACACCGCGCTGACGCCGACCGAGGAGCAGATCCTAGGCGAATTCTGCGACGTGGCCCGCGCAGCAGGCGTAGGCATCCGCGGACTTGCGTGGTACACTGACCCGACGTTTTCCTTTGACGGGTTTCCATACCCGCCATTCAAGGGCTACGACGACGGCAGCGGCACGGTGGGCGGTTTCTACGCTAAGTATTTCTGGCCATAGGAGAGGGCATGAGCGGCAAGATCATCGACTTTCCCGGCAATCCGGTCACCTTTGCACCCGAGACGTTGCCGTGGGCAACACAGGGAACGGTGCTGCCGCCGAACGCGTCGCAGCAGGAAACCGGCTGGCAACCGTACGGCGTTGGCCCGCCGCCTGACTACCGGCTTGAGAACTACGCGCGCCTGACGCAGTCGACGCTGAACGCCCGAGCAAATCAGGCTGGCCTGTTCCTGACGTACACCTACGCGCAGGTCACGCTCGCCGGCGCCGCCGTTGGCAACAACCGCCGGATCGTCGTCGACGGCACGTATATCGACTACGCCGATCAGGCCGGCGACACGCTCGCGACAGTTGTCGCGGCATTGGTCAACCTGATCAACACTGACCCGACTGCAAACATGGTCGCGGTCGCATCGGCAGACGGCGCACCGGGCACTGTGGACATCGTCGGCCTCGAGCCCGGCAACGACTTTAGCGTGACTGTTGCAGTCCTCGCCGGCGCCGGCACGATTACGCTGACGACCCCAACGACACCCAACGTCACGCGTCAGCCCGGCGACCTTGCATACGGTGCCGACCTCGTGATCGGTGCGCGTCAGCTCGACAACCCCGGCGTCGTTGGCCAGCGCGCCCGCATCATCTGGGATAAGAGCAAAGCCGCATTCTACGCCGGCTCGGCCAGCGCCGCGCAGTGGGATGATGTCAATCGCGGCAATGGCTCGGTCAACCTCGGCACGGACAACACCGCGAGCGGTAGTCTTGCCGTAGCAATCGGTTCCGGCTCGACGGCGAGCGCCACAAACTCAGTCGCCATCGGCTACGCCACGGCGAGCGCGACGGGTGCGCTTGCGCTCGGCGGCGCGGTATCCACGGCGAGCGCGACGGCGCAGTCGGCCATCGGTGTCGGTACAGGCGCGGGGGCGACTGCAAGCAATGCAATTTCGGTCGGCACGCTGTCGGCAGCATCAGGCTCCGCGGCGATTGCAATCGGCAGCAGCACTACCGCAGCCGGGACAAACTCACTCGCAATCGGTCCTAGTGCGACAGCCTCGGCAGGATACGGAATTGCGATCCGCGGAACCGCTGTTGGTATCGGTGCAGTGGCGATCGCCGGCACAGCAAACAACGATACCTCGATCGCCATTGGCGACGGTGCTGTCACGAATGCGGCAAACGCAATCGCGATCGGCAAAGGTGTCGGTGGATCGTCCTATCTCAATGCCTCCGAGAACGGCGCATTGGCTACCGGCTCGGCAAAGGCCAGCAACAAAGTCGAGGCAACCGGCAAGGGCTCGCGGGCACATGGTGCGCCGGACAATGGCGTTTTGGGTCACGTTGAGGCTAACGGTGTTGCATCCGATGCAATCGGAGAATTTGTCACTGCTTCAGGTGACTATACCGAGGCACGCGGTATCGGTGCAGTCGCGATCAATCGCGGCGAATCGGTGCGGTCGAGTTATTGCGATATCACACTAGCCAAGCAGGACAAGGGCAAGCATCAGTCCGGCACCGTTCTCCTGCAAGGCCGCACGACGAATGCAACGGCCACGCGTTTGTGCACCGACTCGCTCGTCGGCACGGGGGCGAACTGGACGCCGACCGATTACCGCGTGATGGCGCTACGCGTCAAGATTGCGGCAAAAGATGGCGCGGGCCTTTACGCGGTCTGGATCCAAGACGGCATGATCGACAAGCAAGCCGGCGTTATCTCGGTGTACAATCCCGGCGGCGCGAGCATCTTTGGACCCGGCGGCGCGACTCCGACGTATCACGTCGGAGGCGGCATGGGCGGCATCAACATCGCGGTCACGGCAAGCGGCGGCGACGTCGTCGTGACGGCGAACGGAATTGCGGCAACTGTCATCCGCTGGACGTGCGAATTTGAGTACACGCAAGCAGGCGAGAACCCGTAAGGAGACACAATGGCAACCGAACTTATCCCCGGCAAAATCTACCGCGTGGCCGCCTCGGGCGTCCTGCCTGTCACCCTGACCAAGAACGCCGGCGCAGTCGAGATTGCGCGCGCTGCGCTGCTCGCCAAGGTCGGCGACACGGCGACATTCGCAGACGGCACCGACATCATGTCCGATACCCTGCAATATGTCACCGCGAGCAACGGCAGCATTGCGCTCGCGTCAAGCGGTACGTCGGTCCTCGCCGGCGCGACTGCGGCCCTGCGCCGCATCGTCAACACGGCGGCGACCGGTCCTGCGGCCCCGACGACGGCGACCGACGGCTACTCGATCACCGGCGCGAGCGTCCTGCACGTCGTCACGACCTGCGGCGCCGGCGCGACGAGCTGGCAGCTTTACGCCTACGACTCGGTATCGGGGGCGTGGTCGCTGTTTCAGCCGTTCGGCACGAGCGGCACGCTTGCGATGCTGGCCAGCACGACTATGCGCAGCATCCTCGATGTGCGCGGGATCGACCGCATCGCCCTGCGCGTCTCCGTCAACGGCGGTGCGGTGCAGTGCGACGGTTGGGCGCTGACGGTCTAAGGGGGTCGCCATGATCGACGCATTGCTCAAGGTGTGGCCTATTCTCGGCGGTATCTGCGGCGTCGCGACGGCGGTGCTCGTGTACCTCGGCGCGGCGGTTTGGCGGGTTGCGAAGTGGACGAGCGAGCATGACAGCCGCGTCGTCATGCTGACGGACAGCGTCAGTCGCATCGACCAGCGCGTGCAGGTGCTCGAGCAGCGCAGCCTGACGCAAGACAGCGCGATCATTCGGCTGGAGGCCAAGCAATGACGCTTGCCGAGATCCTCGAAGGCGCGCAGACGTGGGCGCGCAATCGCCGCGACATCACCTATCAAATGGGTGGGCAGGACGTCAAGAAAGGCGGCAAGCTCGACTGCTCGGCGTTTGTGTGGCAGGTGCTCGGCGAGGTCAAGCGCGACCGCAACACGGACTGG